TCACCCCTGTACCTGTGGCAGTCCAGATGACCGATGTGGTGATCTGGTTCGGTATGAACCAAAAGCTCACATGAAAGACACCCGGAATACTCACCCCCCAGGACACCTTGGTCGTGTCTTTGACGAGCACACCACTTCCGTAGCGCCCATCGCCATAACCCACACCAATGGCTTCAGACCCCACAGGGTTTCCATAGCCACCGAGCACACCATTGAGTCGCCAGCCGTAGAGTTCTCCCGCTTGCAGCGCATCCTCACGGGCCATCTGAAACCTCGCTTCGATGCTTTTGAGCGCCCCGTCATAGGTCCACTGCCGCTTGGCGGCCGAGCTGATCCAGGCGTAGTTGACCGAGGTCCAGGTCTCGCGGTCATCCAGCGTCGCCCCGATGCTGGCCAACAAGGTGTTCTGTGCCCGGTAGCTGGTGGGCAGATTCACCTCAAACAGGTACTCTGACTGGGACACCCCGCTGTCCATGCGCAGCACATCCAGGCTGTTCACCGATTCAACCGATGCGAAATGCTTCACGCCGGGGAATCGGGTCGCCTGCGCATCCACGGTCACCAGCAGGTTCGCGTTCTGAGGCTGCGCCACCACGGTGGAGACAAAGGTTGCCTCTTCCGAGTAAATGCCGGGCGATGCGATCGCCTTGATCCAGAACTTGCGCTCGCCATCAAAGCCCGAGGGCAGCGTGAAACTGCTGGACTTGACCTCGGCAATGAAGATCGAGGTGTCCCAGGCACCCCCTTCCCGCAATTCATAAGCCACGACCTCCGGCTCGGGGTTGGGTAGCCAACGAAACTCCAGCCGGTTGGCTGACTGCACCACATCGAATTGCCGCACCGATGACGGCGCGAGCAAGGTGAGCTGGAAGGTGGTGACGTGCTGGCTGTACTTTCCGGACGTGTCAAAGGCACGGATGTGATAGTTGTACTGACCCGACTCGCTTTGGTCATGCACCAGCTGCGTGCCCGCTGTCTGTCCCACCATCACACCCGAATCCCACCCGGTTCCAACCCGCACCTCATACCCCGAGAGGTCAGCATCGGTGTTGGCACTCCAGCTCAGAAGCAAATCGGTCGTTCGGCGCAGCACCACAAAGTCCTGCACATCATCGGGCGGCTGGAGCTTACCCAGGATGCTCTGACTCAAGCTTGCGGAATTGCCCAGCTTGCCCGACACCCCCACAGCCCGAACCGTGAAGACATAGTCACCAGCCTCAGCGTTTCGGATTTCCAGATAGGTGCTAGAGACTTTGGGCAGTGTGACGGTGTTGCCGCCGTTGACGCGGTAGTTGACCTGGTACTCCAATGCTCCAAAGACCTGCTCCCAGCCGAGCTGGATCAGCACGAGTGCCTGATCCTTGACCCGGTACAAGCTCTCGGTCACGGTCAGCCCCGCCGGGGCCGCTGGCGTGGTCGAGAGCACCGTGATGGCACGAGGTTGCAAGGCCAGGCCCTGCTCGATGGCTGCGTACTTGCTGGGGTTGTGCGCCAGCGCAGTGATTTCGTGGATGCCGGGTTCGCTTTCTGCGACTTGCACCACCCGAAAGAGCTGAGCCTCCACCAGCGTGGAAGACAGCACCCAGATCGCGCCCACTTGGGGAGCCATCGAAAACGCGCTGGTCACGCCCACAGTCCGGCCAGACAGCGAGCCCACCTGCCGCTCTTCAACAACGCCAGTGGGCAGCACCACGGAAATCCGCCAGGATCCTGCAGGCAGGTCCTGATCGAGCGTGACGCTGACGGTTGTGGCCGCAGCAATGCGTCCACCAAGTCTCATGCCACCTCTGCTGGCATCGGCCACCTTGACCACATCGCCCGGCCGAACTACCGCACCCTCAAGTCCGGTACGGAAAGTGATGATCTCCGACTCGGACTGCTCGGAGTACAGCAGCCACTTGCCCACCCGGTTGGCCTGACCACGAGAGGTGCACCCCATGGCCACCACATCGGCTTGCACCACCCCATAACGGGCGATGCCTGCGAGGTCCTCGACGTATTCCACCTTCTGGCGGTAGAAATCATCCGGATCCACCCAGCTGACCAGGGCCACCGTGTGTCGAGCCTTGGCAGAGGATCCCTGGTAAGCGAACTCGCCATCGACAACATTGGCTGCGGTGAACTGGTAAACCGGGTCCTGCGGGGCATCCTGCGTGACCGTGATGGCGCCACCCGACCAATAAGCCATGCCACGGAACACTGAGGCCATGTCCTGCACCACCTTGTAGGCTTGCTCCCGGGTCTGCAGGTACAGGTTGCAGGTAAAGCGTGGCTCATAGCCACCCAGCCCATTGGGCACCAACTCGTCACAGTACTTGGCCACCCGGTACAGCGCCCATTTGTCGACCTGCGACTCTGGGATGTAGTTGCCAAGACCGTAGCGGGTATTGGTCACCAGGTCATAGAAGCACCATGCCGGGTTGTCCGTCCAGGCGACCTTGAAGCTACCGTCCCAGACACCGGCATAGGAGCGGGTCTCAGGAAAGTAGTTCGATGGGATGCGAACCCGAAGGAGCTTGAGGTCATAGCTCCGCCTGGGAATCGAGGTAAATTGCGAGGCGTCGACCCGCAAGGCCATCAGCGCGCTGTTGGGATAGCGTAGCTTGCTCTCGATCACCTCGGTGTAGGACTCGAGGAAGGACTTGTTTTGCAGGCTGGTTTGCGTCGAGTCTGCCGTGATGCGACGCAGGCGCACATCCCAGGGACCAGTCCCGGACAAAGGAACGTAGTAACTGCGCTGGTAGCGTGATGAAGTTTTTCCTGAAACCGTGTCTTGCAGGATCTGCACATACCCGGCTCCCCGGGACTGCAGGTCGATCGCATAGGTGACCGAGGTACCGTTCAGGTCCCCGTTGGTGGTGTCCTGCAGCGTCAGCGTCGGGATGCTGACCTTGATGCGCACAGCGTCCACGTCCGGGTCGGTGATGGAGCACACCACGGGCTGACCGTATTTGCACTCCACCCCTACCGAGACCTCGTTTTCCACAGAGGAAAAACCAGGGATGTAGCTTTGCTGCTGGGTGCCTGTGCGCGCCTCGAGCGTCACCCCAGTGAAGTTGTACGAGCCATCCGAATTCTGGATGGCCGTGTCGTCCAGGTAGACGGATTGCAGGCCAGCGGCCAAGCCCTCGATCTCGCCCTCGCAGACGAGGTCAACCACCCGGGCATAAGCCTTGGAGCGCAGGCTGTCGGGCGCTTCCTGGGCCACACGAGCACTGCCGCCCCCACCTTTGCCACCACCAGCGCCAATGATCAGTGAAGTGCTCTGGGTGTTCATACAGCGATCTCATCCACATCAATGCCTGCGCTGATCACGGCAGACCCCACAATCAGCCGCCCGTAACCCACAGGCACGGGGTGCCCCTGGGCCGTGGTGTTCACAGCGCCGTTGAAAACATAGCTCGGCTGGTTTTCTGGTCGCTCGGAAGGATCAGAAGACTTGGCTGTCGGAGCAATCATCTGGGCCACGCCTCCCAAAATCATGGAAGTACCCACCGAATAGAGCGTGGCCTGCGAAAGAAACGAACCCGCTGCAGCCCAGCCCATCGGGTTCCACCAGGACACAGCGATCAGAGCCGCCCCCAAAAGGATCTGGCCCAGGCCATTGCCCCCAGCACCCGAGATCACGGGTGTGATCGTGATGTGCTGCTGCCCTGTGGGCTCATGCAGCCGCTCAAGATTCAAGGCGTCCCGTCCGGCCAGCACCCGGTAGCCCACACCTCTCTCACCTGAGGCGACAAGCTCTCGCTCGAAAGTGGGAAAGTTCGCGCACAGGGCACGCACTGCTTCCGCAGCAGTGGCCACAGCCATCTTGTGCCTGCGCCCGAAGCGCTTGCCCAACTCGCCGAGAAGGATGATGGTAGTCATGGAGGGTTGTTTGTTTCTGTGCGATGCCTCAAGATGTGCGTCGTGATCTTTTGCCAATAGCCGCCATACACATCCCGGCTTGAGAGCCTGCCCTGCAGGTGATGCAGGATCAGGCCATCACCCAAGTAGATGGCGGCATGGTTGGGAACGGGCGAAGCCACCTGCATCAGCAGCACATCGCCAACTTCCATGTCCTGGGATTGAACGGCTCCCAGCGCCTCAAAGCCCGCCGAGCCGAAGTTATCCAGGTACAAGTTCTGGCCGCGCTTCCACCATTCGTCAAAGCGGTCAAAGTTCGGTAGGTCAATGCCACGCTCTGCCCGATACCAGTCACGGATCACCGAGTAGCAATCAAGCACTCCGTGGGCCCATGCCCGACCGACCAGGGGAGCCATGTAACCAGATGGCTGCATCTCATGCCACTGCCCAGAGGGGTAGGACACGATGAACCAGGGCAAGCCGGAAGCTTCGCAGGCCACTTTGTCGGCCTGGCTCGGGTCAGCGGGC